TCTCGATTGACGTACATGATGGGCATTTCCGCAATTCTGTCCTCGATCCTGACGATTGAGCGCGAGATACTGTTCAGTATCCACCCAAAAGCGGCTCCTGCGGTCGCAAAAAGAATGTTGATGAGGAACTGCGACTCCACTGTCAGACTCCGTAATAAGGGATTTTTTTATCTGATCCATTGATTTTGATAGTGATATACCCTTCCGGCACTAACGGAAGGCTGGATGTTGCAAATGTTGCGCTTACAGACGTTGAAGCCGAAATGTTTGAATTACTGTAAGTAACACCGTCAATCGTGCCGCCCGTAATTGCTACATTATTAGCATTTTGAAACGCCATTGTGCCAGCGCCAATGGTTGATTTCAAATTGCCATTCGTATCGAACGTACCGCTAGTTGTCCAAGTGTCACCAACCTGCAATGTTACTTTTGCAATTGTTCTTAGCGTGCTGTTGTTGTTATAGCTAATGGTCAGCGTGACATTTGCCGTGTCTTTGTTCTCAATCGTAATCGACTTGACGGTTCGTCGAGTAGAAGACGCTGGCGCAGCAACTAACGTGACACTGCTTGTTCCATTCAAAGCGCCATCATTAGCGCCTTCGGTAAAGTTTGTGCCATTGTTATCAGCATAAGCCGACGTAAAGTCAGGGTTCGTCGTAGCAGCAGACCCAGACATGGCTACCACAATAGATTTTGTCGTTGCGTCGAGAACTAACATGATGACCTCTTAACTTATGAACCAAGCATAGGCATAAGCGGTGTTTGCGCTTACATTACCGCCGCCACCGCCACTGATTGATACATTTGCTGCCGCAGTAATTCTTCCTTGAGCATCTATTGTAATTTGCGCAACTTGAGTTGAGCTACCATAACTACCTGCGGTTACTGCCGTGTTTGCTAAACTAACTGTTCCAGAAGAAGTAATAGGGCCACCTGTCAGGCCAGTACCCGTGTCGATTTGAGTTACTGTGCCTGAACCTCCACCCCCTACACCACCTGCAACCTTTAGCATGATGACTCCTTACAGACCGTCGCCGGGCGTAATATAAATAGTGGCAGAACCACTGCTTGTTATGCCAGTAAAGTAAGCGTTTGGAACAAATGTCAAAATCTCATCCGTGTTTGGCAATATAGGAAAAGCAGGGCCAGTAGTTGTGACAATTGCCGCAGCAGCCGAAGCATTTGCCGCATCATTGCCATAACCTAAAAAGACTGTGACACTTCCCGTATTAATAACACGATACTGATTGCCGTTGTTAGGCGAAGAAGTTGCCTGAACTGGCGTTGGGGGCGTTGTGTTGGCTGTAAAAACAACCGTATTCCCCATCTTCTGAAAAGCATTTAATCCCATAGCCGCCCCTTACAAAGCAGAAATTTGTGACGTTGTTAGCGCCGAAATGTCACCACTACTCAGTGAGCCAATGTCAGCAGAAGTAATTGGTGTAACTTCAACCACAGTCTCAGGCAGTGCGTACTTAACCCATTCCTCACTCGACTGCGACCAAGACCACTTATAGCCGTCCTCGTCAGCAGGTTGTGGATCACGAATTACCCAACCCGGTGGATACCACCAGACCACTTCTTTACCTTCAGGCGCAGCAGGTTCATCAGGCACTTCAATCCAGCCATCTGTGCCATCTGTCTCTGGCTTTGGTATTGAACCGTTTTTAGAGTAGAGCATGGTCATCCTCACTGAAGCGGGAACGCCGCGGTTGGTGGCGTGAACGCACTGGTATAGCGTGCGTAACGGCTAATTCGCAGGTCGTCGATGTAGCCAGTCATTGTTCCTGAAAATCCTCTTTCAATTCCAATCAGCAATGGGTCTGAGGTGGAATCGAAAACAGTTGACGAAGTTCCGCTACCAACAGAAGTGCCGCCGATGTACATCGTTATGGTGGAACCGCTCCTAACAACGGCACAATGTGTCCAAGTGTTTGTAGATATGGAAGACGATGATTGAATGTTAAAACCACCCTGTCCTTCAAAGTACAGGTTGTTGGTTGTTGCGTAGAACACTACAGCCCATCCCGCTGAAGGGGGTGACCCTGTATTGGAGTTGGCGCAAGAAACAATGCCTCCATAGTTTCCATGCGCAGAGTAGTTAATCCAAAACTCAATTGTGAAGTCGCCGCCAAGCGCCCATTGCTTTGAGTAAGGGACGCGCAGGTAATCCCCCGTACCATCGAAGTACATACTCGACCCGCCGAACTTACTCTGCGTCGTGCTTATCTGCGCGTTGCCTACAGTCTCAAGGTCGTTCTTTGCTGTAGCGTCTGTGATGCCAGCGTTGGTAAAGTTGCAGAGAAGCGAGGTGTTGGTGATGGCAGTAAGCGGGGCAGTTGGTACAGTGATGCTGGTTTGTGTTGGGTCATAAACAGCCGTGCCTTTTACAAGCCTTGCGCCGCTTATGTACCCACTAAAGTAATAGTTATCTGTGGCTGGGTAATACCTTCCAACAACCATTGCGCTAGAAGTTCCGTTTTCTGAATTTGTAGAAGAAGCCTTTCTCGCTCCATTTACAAATAGTGCTGCGTTTGTTCCAGACCGAACACCAACAACGTGAACCCATTGATTCAACGGAACCGTTGCAGAATCTCTTAATCCAGAACCAACATTAAGAATGGAAAAAAATAATTGACTATTATCAATTACCAATCCAAGCCCTGGGAAATTTGAAGGTGTGTCTGCTCTGCCTGAAAGAATTCCTTGATAGATCTGCGATAAAGACGTGACATATATCCACGCTTCAATAGTTAAGTCGCCGGTTCCAACTGTAAACGCTGCATTACTAGCGAAGCTTAAGTAATCCCCCGTACCATCAAAGTACCCACTACCACCTACTGTAGCCGCGCTATACGCAGCAGTAGGCAAGAACGGGCTGAAGGCTTGGACGGATGGGGAGCCAGCAGCGACAGTAATTGCATACGCATTACTGCTGTTGTCAATGAAGCGGTTGCTTTGGCAAGTGAGCAGGGTTGTGCCTGATACTGCTGTTAGTGGTGTAGTGCTCGGCGTAAAGTTACCGCTATATAAAGCACTTGTTACTTCGCGCAAATTTGAAATGTAACCGGGATAATAAAAAGCAGCGGAAACACCACCACCAATGCTTCTAATCGTCGATGTAAAATTATTTGAATAACTCGCTGACGAACCTGAAGCAACACCATTGATGTAAATCTGACAGGTTCCAGATGTTCTTACAACCGCGAAATGTGTCCAAGTATTTGCCGTAAAAGCATTTGCCGCACTTGAGACCTTTAAGCCAAGGCCATAAATTTCAATAGTTCGACCATATTGAAAGATGCCAAGTCCAGTATCCGTATTATTTGAACTGCGACCATCATAGATCCCATAATATGTTGCAGATGTATCAGTTGGATAAAACCAAAATTCAACTGTTACATTGCCTGTCCCTATAGCAGTTGCCGTTGCTAGTGATAAAGAACTAGAGCCATTAAAGAAGTTACTCCACCCAGTCTGACTAAACGGTGAGAACGTACCCTGCGTCGTGTTGCCGTTGCGGGTGATGGTGAAGTTGTTGGTTGACGAATCTAGGAACGTGTTGTTCTGCGCTCCGTTCGTGCCATTACCCGGTAGCAGCAGCGTGACTAAATTGAAGTAGGCATCACTTACCGCGCCACTAACAGCGCTATAAGCTGCCAATAAGCCTTGTACGATGCCTGTCATGACAAACCTACCCCGGAAATGATCCAAGAAGTGTTAGCAATCTTCACGCAAGTTGCTACGCCATTTGCCACCAAAGTGCGTGATCCCGTATTCGCTGAGTTTGCTAGCGTCAACGTATCTGATGTCATTGAAATCGTGACATTGTTTGCAGAGCCGTTGATGATCGTCACTGCCGTGCCAACCGTAAACGATACGTTGGAGTTTGCCGGGAAGGTATAGGTTGCTGCGGCCTGACCAACAGGATGGTAGATGTGTTTACCTGCATCACCCAAGACGACGTTGTAGTTACCGTTTTGGACATTCTGAGGCAATCCCATAAAACCAACGACGTTGACACTATCGGATGCAGCATTAGCAACGGAAGTGTTGGAAATACTTGAGTTTGCAATGTTGCAAGTGACGTTACCGCTGCTAATCGTCACGTTAGTAAGTGTCAGGTTTCCGACACTGGTGACGGTTGACCCTAGCGATACTGTCGTATTTCCGATAATTACGTTGCTATTAGCTAGGTAATTGTTTGGGAAAGCCGCCGCTGCGCTAGTAATCGTGACGTTAGCAAACGTCATGTTATTCAGCGTTGTTACTGTGTTGCCAAGCTGGATTGCCGTATTACCTAATGTAATTGCTGTGGCAAAGTTAGCATCCAGTTGCGACAACGGGATTGTCGATGTTGCATTTGCAAATATATTAGGTACTGGCATTTTAGAACCTCGCTCTCAATTCATGTTCAAATTCGAACCCGTTAATAGTAAATGGTGTGACGCTGCCTGTAAGTGTTATACCCAAATACTTGCCAAACATCTTAGCGTCTTTTTTGTACAAATAATAACCAGCGCCAGAGCTACTTAATCCAGCCCAACCAATTACAACGCTGGCATTATTGCTCCATTGAATCATCGTGCCAACATTGTTTAGCCAAACTACCGAATTCGAAAAATCAATAGCTGGTGATTGTTGGTTTTCAGAATCAACATAAGCAACAAAAACAATTGGCGAGTTACCCAATGTTGCTTCAATACCAATCTTCAAAGCCTGCTTGTCTCGGATTGGGTCACCCATCGGCAACAAAGCCGTTTCTAGCACCATCTCTACAGGATTGGCTGCATCTTCGTAAAACTGGAATAGATTTCGACCCGCAGTGCCATAGAGATTTATGAAACCATCTTTGAACGCAGGCACCACATAGTAACAATCAGTTAATTGATTCGTAAAGAACCACTTACGCTCAAAGAATGCCGCCTGAATCCAGCGCTCTGTGCCATCGTCATCAAACTTAAAGTTATAAACCGCGCACAGAATGTTATTGATTAAGCACTGACCGCCAGTAATTTCTGCGTTAAAGTTAATAAATGGGAATATTCCATCTAGCGGATCACTAATCTTGGTTGTTGTAGCGCCAACTAGCGCATAGACACCGTATTCGTTCATAAACAGTACCGAACGGAAGTACGGGAAGATAGCGTGCTTGAGTGCCGAGCCTACTGAAGCAGATACGTTAGTATTGGTAAACAGCGTAGTGCCAAGGGTAGAATCGACCCGTACATCCGAGAAGACGTTGATGCTGTCTTCACCAAACACATACAAGAAGTTGTTAGCAGACAGAATGCGCGTGATGACTGTGCGCAGCGTTGCGTCACTTAACGTAATAAAACCAGCCGTTAAGTTAATAAAATCATTGTAGGTATCGGTTGCCGTGTAATACACAGTACGATCCTGTGCAATCCAAGTTCGGCCTGAGAAAGTGGCAATGTCTGAGCCGCTTTGATTTAGGATTGTGCAGGTAACATTGGCATTGGCACCAGCGCCAGAAATAGTGACTGTTGGTATGGAGGTATAACCCGTGCCAGCTTCAGTCACAATAACTTCAGATACGGCGTTAGCAACAACGACCACCGTGCCAGTCGCTTGCACGCCATTGGCTTCATTGGGTGCGCCAAAAGTTACTGTGGTGTTAGAAGTTAAATAACCACTACCTTTGTTGTTAATGGTGACGGAATTGATACTGCCAATGGAGTTAAGGCTTGTACCATTCCAAGTCTTGTAACCCTTGACGGGATCAATGATTAGCGCACGTTCATTACGCCACTGCGTCACCATGACGTTAGCATTTGAGAACGTATTAGCTGGCGCTATGTTGCCTTGAGCGCCTGTCGTAATGTTGACGTATTGCGCCGAACCATTATCCTGAAACGCCAGCACATACTCGTTGTTGCTGATGTTGACTGATCCCAAGAACGATACGTTGGCAGTAAATGCCACGTTCGCAAGCTGTTGGTTGCCGGGGATCGTCTTTAGATTACCGAAGCCAATGGGCTGGATGTTTTCCAACCAGCTAAACTCGCCATCACCAATCACTGTGCGGTTGTTCTTGGTGTTAAGACCTTTGAAGTCTTTGACTACGGCGTAACTTTTTTTCTGCTCTGCCGCAGCCATATCAATACCCCGCTGTGTAAGGTGTCGGCAGCCTGCGAGTAAAGGTAGTGTTCAGAGCTTCCATAACGTGCTTGCTGTACTCTTGCTTAAAGATTTCAGCCTCACCATAGGATTGCTCTTGGTATTTTGCTATGTAAGCGGCGTAAAACGGCACCGCTTCAGTAAATGGCGTAGGTAAAGTTTCAACTTCAGCGCCCGTCACCATTGGATCAACCAAAACAACGGTATCAATTTCCATTTGGTACGCCTGATCAGGCTTGGGGCCAATAAAAATCTTCTTAGGCCC